CTCTAGGATACTTGTCCAGGATGCGTCTGTTACGTCAAGTTCTAGGCTCAATGCTTTTGGCAAGTAATCAGCAAAACCTGTAGTGTTAAAAGAAATATTGAGTGTTTGCTTAAAGTCGTCTAAATCATTCATCTTCTGTTGCTCCGCCTTCTCCTGATAAAACCAAGTCCATAATAATGCTTGCACCCATATGAAAAAGCATATAAAGACTGTCTGGGAACCTTCCGTTGCCGATCACGTTAAGTAGGTTACCTTCAGAAAACAGCACAGAGGCCATCTCTAGTTCAATACCCTCTTCCTCTAAGTCTTTAGCAATTTGAGCCAGTTCTGTAAAAACCTCTGATGCTTTCTTAGATTCTGTGTCTTGAGAGTTTTTGCCAAAGCCTCCTTCTATTACTTTCACAAGTCCTCCTCCTTAACAAACAGCCCGTTAATCATTTTTCCTTTGCGGTCTTTAATCTTGCTAAAGGAATACTCTAGGGCTTCATAGAGACTAAAGCTGTTTCGAGTAGCAATATTAATCAGAACAACTAAGCAATCCCCTAGCTCGTCCCTGAGATCTACTGTGTTGTTGTTACACAAAACGTTAGTGGCTATGTCGTCAGCAAGCTCCTCAGCCTCTTCTAGTAGTTTAATAGCCTGCTTAGAGTCTGTAGAGCCGTCAATTAGGTTACGCTCTTTGTGCCATTGGGCTACTGTCTGCTCTAGCTGGTCAAACGTCATACAAAGCTTCCTCCTTTAGGAGCCACTCAAGATACACGCGACACTTCCGAAGATCCTCAACTGGTTTACCTTTATCTTCGTAACGCCACAAATATTTCATCGCGTTACCCTTGAGATAACCCTTGAACTGATCTTTAGACATAGACGCCTTGATTCCTTCGATACACTCCACACCGCCTTTGTTGTAGTGCTTGGGGCAATCTACGTTATCAAACTTTTCCTTGTGTATTTTATCTACCAAATCACTAAAGGGTTTTGTTTTTCGAGCTTTAAAGTACTCTGTTTCCTTGTTCATATGTCCAAGCACTCCTTGATGTAATACATCATTAAGTCAAAATCAGTAAAAACTTCCACGATTTCTTCAAAATTTCCCTTGTCGTAGCACCTGAGGATAAAGCCGTTAACTGCAATCTCTACGTGAAAGTTACTCATAGTATTCTTCTCCGTCCTCCTCCAATTCCTCACAGAACCTACCCAGGTTCCTAATTAATTTATCTTCGAAGCGGTCTAATAGATCATCTGATGTAATCCTGAGGGCTTCCACTAGATCATCTACGTCGTAGACCCTCAGAAGTCGCTCTTTAACTTCCTCTAGTGTTAACATATTCAATCAACTCCTCCAAGTTGTCTATAGTATACCATCTAATGCCCTCTTTATCACACCACTGGCTCATGGTATGCTTAGTTGCTTTGTTTACCTTTTGGTTTGGTTTCATTAGCACAAAGACCAGTTCATCTCCGCTTCCAGCCAGAGAATCTCTGATGGCTTTATACTTTTGGGTGTCCCCCGCCCTGAAGAATCCTTTGCACTCAACGAGGATTCCGTCTCTGTAGAAGTCTGGTGTGTACTTCCGGTGAACAACGTACTCAACCTGGTGCGGTTCATACGTAAAACCAAGTGGTTGTAGCTCCTTTGCGACATCTTCTTCGAACCCTGATCTAAAGTTGGACGAGCGGGATTTCCGGGACTTTCGGCTCACTGACTACCTCCGTTAAGAATTTAGGCCCTGAGGCGTAAGCGTAAGCCTTTAGATTAGGCCAGCAAACGGTCTTATACTGACAATAGGAGCAACCAACAGCTAGCTTCATGTTACCGCTCTTTCCGTCTGGTACAGGGCTGTAGCAGTGCTCTGGAGGTTCCTCTTGTTTAACCATCTCTTTTACGTAACGAATTCTATCGTAAACGTCGTAGTTAATTAAGCCGTGTACGTCGCTGTTTTCATCTGATTCATCGTATTCGAGATATGTGAGATGGCCGTTTTGTTTATCCATGGCAAGCCAGCCGTATTTCGTCTCGCCTTGGGAATTAGCATATCCTTTGATTTGCCCAATGTAACCAAAAGGGTCGTCCGTAGCCAACGATCCATCCTTGAACTTCTTGAAGCCAAAGGAAGAAACACTCTTGACATCAGTGACAACACCATCAATTCGACAGTCCATAGCGCCACGGATGCCCTCCACTTCACATCGTTTTTGTTCATCTGTAACCTCGTGTCCAGCCATTCGAGTTAGAAACAACAGCATTTCTTCAATAATGTGCCCAAACATGAACTTAATGTAAGTATGTCCCTGGAGTTCTTCAGAGACGTCTGGGTTATTCTCTACGTTCCAGAGATACCTATCCTTTCGTCCAATGTTAGACATTCTAAGAGTACGCCCTTGGCCGCGGTCTTCAGTGAACAAGTCAAGCATCATCTTTTTAATAGACTCGCCAAAATGCTCAACTTCCATGCCTAGGTCAACACCGTCTGCTGCTCGTTTTGTTGTCATCACTTCGTAGATGTCATCCACGAGAGTGTCTATTGATTTATTCATGCTCTTCGTGCTCCACCCAGCGACATTTACGGTTTCTAGCGTTAAACTCTACTAACTGGACTCGAAGTTTCTTTTGTTTTTCTGTGCGTTTATGCCCCCAGTCTTTATCAGAGTTCTTGGATTTAACGTCAATAAAAAGAGGAACACCGTTCTTGACGGCAATTAGGTCTACAGAACCAGTGCAGCCTGAGTTTCGAAAGACCTCAAACCCTTCGTCCCAGAGCCAGGTAACAACGTAGTGCTCTGCGTAATCCCCGAGTCTGTTGGGATCAGTGATTGCTTTAGCCATGCTTTAGTTTCCTTGTGTTTGTACCTAATATTATACCAGATAAAAATAATATGTCAATGTGTTTCAGCCCAAGTTAAACCAACTTTATATTCTCCGTCCAACGGGCACCTTAGGTTGTAGTGAACCCCAGCAGCCTTTAGACACTCAACAGCTAACCACCCAAACTTCTCAGCGTGTTCCGTGAGAACTTCGCTCTGTACCTCATCGTGAATATTTCCGATGAACTTATAGTCTAACTTCCACTTAGTAGCATATTCATTGAGTAACACGAGAGCCTTCTTCATTACAATAGCTCCAGCGGCCTGCAACAGTGTATTCAATGCAGCGTGCTCTGATCTGACCCATAATTTTCTTCCGTCGAGTCCTTTGAGATAGCCTCTTGAAGAAGCATCTGCAACTCTGTCTCGTAGACCTGCAAGAGAAGGTGTATTTCGTAGAAATCGCTTCCTAAGTTCTGCGCCATCCTTAGCAGTTCCTCCTGTGATATTTCCGATCTTATTGTCTCCTGCTCCGTAAAGGAAAGCGTATATGAAAGTCTTTGCTTGAGGGCGCGTTTCCAAGCCAGCAGCCACTCTGTTTCTCTCGTGTATATCCTCTTGAAGTAAGACATCAGTAAACTCCTGATCGTTCATGTAGTGCGCGAGCATCCTAAGCTCAAGACCAGAGGCGTCAAAACCAACGAGTCGCCTTCCTTCAGGAACAGTCCAACAAGCTCTACAGTCTGTTCCGTAGTACCCTGCTTTACCCCAGAGCAGTTCTCCCGTTTGTTTGTCGTGCTTGGACGCTGGAACCTGAGCCATATTAGGGTTCTGGTGCGTCATACGCCCTGTTACAGCACCGTTAGTGATGACCCTTCCGTGTACCTTGTGAGTGTCCTGATCGACCTTATCTAGCCAGTTGTTAATTTGCCCAAGGCGCTTCTGTAGCGTCATATACTCTAGTATGAGTGAAGCTTCTGGTATCTGTTTATTGGCTGCAAGTGTTGATTCATCAACAACGGGTCTACCCGTCTCAGTGCGTTCCTTCCATACAGCACCTTTTGCTTCAAGGCGTACCGCAATTTGTTGTCTTGACCCTGGATTGAAAACTTCAACGTGTGGTTTGAGTCTCTTAGGCTTACCCGTTTCCTTGTCGACCTGTTTTTCAGAGAACCTTTCCGTAACAATCGGAGGGAACTCTTTCTGTAGGATCTCGGTAAGTTCATTCATACGCTCCTTTAGCTCACCTTGTAACCCGTAAGCTCTTTTAACGTCTAGCAGCCATCCGTTCCTTTCCTGTTGTTGAATAATCCACTGAACTTGGTGCTCTAGCTCTTGTGACTCATCCGAGAATCCTTCTAGCTCCTTCACAAGGTGCTCGTGTACAGCCTGTGTAACCTCAGTATCACGCTCGCAGTAGCTAAGCATCTCAGGTGTTAGCTGCGTCCAGTCCTCGTGATCCCCCTTGGGAAACCCTAAAAAATCACCCCAAGCCCGTAACGAGTGACCTCCCGAACGACTAGGATTAGCAAGCCTGCTAAGTACAAGAGTATCAATAACTCCTCGTGGTCCGCAATCAAATCCCCATAGGTTTCGTAGAGTAGGTAGATCAAAACCAATGCCATTGTGGAATACAAGCTTAGCTTTAGGGATAGAATGAATAAAGCTTCTAAAGTCATCACCGTTTAAACATACCGTATTTATGCCTCTGTAACGACAAACAGCACACCAGATTACACTGGGTTTTAGTCCGTCAGTTTCGATGTCTATGTAAATGTATCTTTCAGAATGTGTAAAACTTTCGTTTTCAGACGGCACCTTTGGCCTCCTACTTAGTGTTAATCGTAAAGTTAAAATTCAACCTCCGCTTGTGCTTCAGTTGTCATAGGCGCAGGAACCTCTTGCATACGTCCCGTGTCCACATCGTACTTCAAGTAGCAGCACGGGCCTGTCTGTCCTGTGTATCGGTTCTTTAGAATCCTAACTGTTGTGGTATTCCTGATTTCTATATCTTCGTGCTGCTGATCCCTCTCCATACCGATGACAATGTCAGACAACTGAGCAATAGACTGTGATCCTCTCAAGTCTTGCAAACTGATCTTACCACCGTCTTCATGGGCTTGTCCACTGGTACGTTTTAGGTGTGAAACTAGGAACAAGGTGATCCCTGTCTCAGCGACTAGAGTCCTCAGCTTAGTCATAATCTCGTCAATAGCTTTTCTCTCGTCCCCGTTCTCTTGTGAACTTACGACAATACTAAGGTGATCGAGGATGATATATTGGCAGTCCAGAGCCTTCGCCATGTACCGGACTCTTGAGAGCAAGTTGTCCGTTGAAGTCGATCCCCAGTGATCGAATAAGTAATAACGTCCTGTTCCCAACGTCTGTTCCCAATATGGTCTAAGATCATCACTAGGCGTGTCCTCTTCCAGGTGTAACGGTCTATTCGCTGCCACCGACATGATTCCCAGAGAAG